CACATCTTCACGTGTAGGATTTCTTGGATCAAGGTGAATGTACTTAATCTTCTCACCTTCCTTGATGGTTTCATATTTATTCTCGAGACCATTCTGCTTCAGAAGATAATTGTACATCAGCGCTGCACGTGAATTGATAGGTGTACCTTTTTTGTAGATCAACTTAGAGTCTGAGTATTCCTTCAGCGACGAAACACCGCGAGGGAATGCTTTTTCTTCAGCGGGCAAACTGTCGAACTTGTTCTTAAATTCACGAATGAATTGCTGAGTTTGTTCTTCAGTGCCACTGATAAGAATTTTAAATAGATCCTCCATTGCTCCACGGCATGCTGCAGGTGTTGAAGACTTAATAGCTTCGATACCCATAATCTTAAGCTTTGGCTTTGAATAACGAACACCTTCGTTATCCCACACGTTTAGGATGTATCGTTTCTTTGCAGTCCAAATACCACGATCAGCAATACCTTCACGCTTCATCGAGATCCGCTGCTTGTATGCGTTGCAGTTTTCCTTGAGTTCTTTAAAGGCGATGTCGAGTACATCCTTCTCGATCTTAGCACATACCTTATCTAGAAAATCTACTTTCTTAGAGGTATCAGCATCAGGCAAAACATGATTAACTAGATCACCAAGATTAGCATACACCGAATCAGTATCGATTGCAATCACGTAATCTTTATTAGTCTTAAGTGTTTTATTTAGAAATCCATTGACGTGCTTCTCGGCCCACTTAATGATTGCTTGGCCGGTGATAGTAATACCTTCGGCGATCTCCATCGTGAAGTAACGGAAGTACTTATTACCAAGTGCACCGTAAAGTGAGTTCAGAAGAATCTTAATTGCTGTCTGTTGGTTTTCATAGTGTGCGATATCACGTTCAATGCGATACACTTCAGTCTTGTTCGACTTATCACACTTTTCAAGTTCCTGCTTTGAAGCCAACATCTTCTTCTTGATCAACACACGTTCATCATACATTTCTTCGATAATCTTTGGCATGAATCCCTGCTTTGAATTATCGAAGTATTGACCAGTCGCTGCCATAGACATGTTGTCTTTTATTCCGGTTTCTGTGACGTATCCATCAAGAATTTTATCGACAGTGATGTTGGGTTCTACTTTACGAATAATCGTTTCAGGACTCATGTTCCATTGAACGATAATGTTTGGATACAGTGAGTTTACGTCGAAAGAACAAACCCAATCGTGCACACCACACTGAGGATCTTTAACATAGCCACCCTCATAGTCAGACTTAAAGCTCTCCTTGTTTGGAGGAACGATAATGTTTTGTGCAAGAAGATACCGGTGAATTAAGGAATCCCATATCGCAACAGTGCCCATCGTGTCAGAATAGTTGACACCTGCTTTATACGCCATAGTCATCGTCAGCGTAATCATAGCGATCTTATCTTCCATACGGTCAACAAGATCAACGTCCTTAATATTGTAATCGATAAACTTTTGGTGATCTGTCTTATATAGTGTGTGCAGTGTGCCATCAAATGCAAGTTTACGTTCACCAAGAACTACATATGCGATGTGATCAAGACGATACGATTCTTGAGGACCAAACGAATATCCGAACTTTTGGAAGATGTCCATGTAATCCAATTGAGAGATACCGATGATATCATACAACTGAACCATGCCTTTACGCATAGACACCATACGTTCTTCAACCATACCCCACGGTGAGAGCTTCTTTACTTCATCTTCGCCAAGGATACGATTAATACGATTGACAAGGTATGGAATATCAAATGTGCGGATATTCCAACCAGTGATTACATCTGGAGTCGTGTGTTCTTCGTGCCAAAACTGAATGAACTGCTTGAGCAGGTGTTCTTCCGAAACACACTTAGTGTATCGAACTTGATATTGCTTCATGATCGAAGCTTCTACATCGTACTCACCTAGAGCCCAGACAAAATACGTATCTAAGATGCTATCCTTAATTGCAATAGAGATAACAGGATGCTTGGCTTCGTCTGGTTCTGGGAACCCTTGATCAGATGCAACCTCGATATCGATATTGTGGATGCGGATCTTTGAACGATCGAACTTTATTTCACCTGGAAATTCCTCGGCAACGAATTGCGAAATATAGTTAGTGTTGCCATAGATCTTGAAGTTTTCCACATCTTTGTATTTTTCAATAAACTCTTTTGCTTCACGCATAGAAGAGAGTTCGATTGGATCTACGTTAGTTCCATCAAGTGCGGTGAACTTAGAATTGCCTTTACCCTTCACGTACAGGGTAGGCTTGAACGGAATCTTTTTCTTAATACGACGACCACTATCGTAGCCGCGATAAAGCAAGTTGTTTCCGTAACGAGAAATGTTTGTATAGAATTTCATAATAGAAAAGAAAACGGGGTATAGTAATTATACCCCGTTTAGGATTAAAAGAACACTATTATTGCATCATGGATGGAGGAATTTCGTCTGCGCCTGCAATCATAATCCCTGAACCAAAAATGCGATTGTATTCATTAACCATTTTCGTATCTAACTCAATTTCACCGATGACAAAATCTTTGAAGATACGAACTTTACCATCTTTCGCAAAAGGAGCAAATGGGGCGAAAGCTGCACCAACTCGTCCGTCTTGTGTCTGCTGTACTACTAGTAGAGCAGGGTTATAAAACACGTAACCAAGATGATCACTTTCACCATCAGCAATAATATCTTCACCACTGATGAGTTTATACACTTTCACCGTCATAATATGCTCCTTTAGATGGGGAAACCTCTATCTCTTAGAAGTTTCATACGATTCTCTAGATCTTTAATATCTGTAGAATCTGCTAGATATTTTTCAATTTCTTGATGAATATAGGGTTGGAATGTTTCTGTGACCCACTTCCAAAAAGCATTCATAGGTATCCCCTTACTTTGGCTTCAGCCATATCTTTACGAACATCTTTTTGTAAAGATACCCAAAAGTGTATTAAGCTCTTCAGCTTTTCGAAGAGCTTCATTTGTCTTCTTCTTGAAGAAGCTGCTTATCACCTTTAGTTTTAACGGGGACTTTCTTTGGCTTGTTTTGCTCAGGAATCATACGCTCTAAAGCAATACGAAGCATACCATTGAAGAGCTCTGCATTCTTTACTTCGACTTTATCGTCGATAGCAAAAGAACGAGTGAATGCTCTTGAAGCAATACCTTTAAAAATGTAGTCATTAGTGTCGGCGTCGGCCGATGCGTTTCCACGAACTACCAAACGTCCACCGTCAAGCTCAATATCAATCTCGCCTTGACCAAACCCAGCTACAGCTATCTCAATAGTGTAGGTGTTATCTCCGGTCTTGCGGATATTGTATGGAGGATAGTTAGGAATGTTTTTTGTAAGATCATCGTGAAGTCTTTTCAAGTGATGTACTTGATCATCGAATCCTACGAAGAATTTTTCAAAATCTTTGAGATCTTTAAATACAGAAGGCAACAGATATGTCATTTAATTTCTCCTTGTTAAGCGAGTATTAAAGTTTAGTGTATTCGTCTTTATGGCAACCGCACTCTGGGCAGAGCCAGAATTTAGCAAGATCTTCCCACTTGCCATCGGTTTCTTCGCTGTGTTCATGACCACAAACGCCACAGACGTAAACGTCGAACTGCTGATCACTCATAGTTTTCTCCTTGTTAAGCGAGTTAAGTCAACTACCAACCCATAAGGCGTTGGTGGGCAGTTTTGTCGAGGATGCCCAGCCTAGTTCCCATCCCGATTGGGATAAAACTATTTATATTAGTTAGGAAGTTTTCTTTCGACTGGCGTATCTTCAATAGCTTTCTGAGCAGCTTCCTGTGCAGCTTTCTGAGCTGCTTCCAATGCTGGAAGTTGTGGCTGAGCTTGCTCACGTAGCTTTCCGATTAGACCAGCTACTTGTTCAAAAGGTGCCTTAGCAAGAGCGGCAAGAATCATGTTTGCTTCATCTAGAGTCAATTCAAATTTAAGCATGTTTTCTCCAATCATTTTGATTTTTTGCCAATGTTATACTTGGCGGTTAAAGTCCAGTCTGGTTTTTCTTTAAAAGATACGACCTTGATCTGAGACAGCGATACTCGTTTTTCCGCTTTCGCCGGAACAACGATTTTTAATAATCCCCAGTCCGACAATAGACTAGCGATAGTATTTCTGCGTTCAATATCACCTGCAGTTATATTTGCCTCCTTACCGTCGAGCGCAAATAGTTCCTTGAAGTGAACAATAAAATACCTGCCTTGCTTGTGCAAAATATGACAAGACTGATATAGTGTTTTATCTTTTCTGGATGCCACTCCGATGCGAGTGAGAGTTTCACGAACCTTTAAAAAGTTATCAGGTTCTGGTAACGTCACTTCAAGCATTGAGTCA